TTCGCGTTCCGCGTCGCTTTCTTAGATTGAGGTATTTATGTCCGTGAATACTAAAGACAAAAACTGGTTTCTTGATGTTTATGACGATCTGAAGCAGTTCATGCAGGATTTAATCAAAGAGGTTTTAACGTGGTTTAAAGATATTTCCCTAGATATTTTTGAACTCATGTTAGAGGGCGTTGTGGCTGTTCTTTCAACTTTGCCTATCCCAGATTTTTTAGCTGACGGCATCGATACCTTATCTAATGCTTTGCCATCGTCCGTGTTGTGGATGTTAGGCCAAACTGGCGTATCTCAGGGTCTGGCAATATTTGGCGCTGGTGTGATGTTTCGCCTCACGCGTAAAGCAGTCACTATGGGGCGCTGGTAAATGATAATTTTCCATGAAGGTCTGCCTCGCTCTGGCAAATCCTATGAGGCCGCCAAAGAGGCCATAGTACCGGCGCTGAAAAAGCGCCGGAAAGTCTTTGCGCGCATCAATGGTATCAACCACGAGAAGTTTGCCGAACTTGCTGAAATGACACTGGAAGAGTGTCAGCAGCTGTTAATTCATGTGCCTGAGTCAGATGTAACCCGAATTTATGAGGTCGTTGAAAACGACTCATTGGTGATTATCGATGAACTGCAAAACTTTTGGCCCAGCGGTCGCCAGAAACTGTCAGAAGAAGTCACCAAATTCGTTACAGAACACGGCCACAGAGGCTTAGATATCATTTGTATGGGTCAGTCGTTAGCCGACTGCCATAACATCTGGCGACGCCGTACACAGCGTAAAATTCAGTTTTTAAAACTTGATATGGTTGGCCGCGCCAAGTCTTATAAATGGACCGCCTATCAGGGCAACATGAAGCCAGACGGCGAAATAGCCTTTACTAAGATTAATTCTGGCGTAAAGAATTACGATGAAAGTTATTTCGGTGCCTATGCCAGTCATGAGGCCGACACCGAAAACAAGGGCAATCTGGAAGATGACCGGTTAAACCTTTTTAAATCCAGTGCGTTTAAATTTGGTATTCCAGCGGCTCTGGCTGTTGGTGTGTTTGCTATCTGGTATTTGGTCGGGTTCTTTAGTGGTGATCAGCAGGTCGTTAACGTTCAGGAACCGGCCAAACCGGCTCACACAAATAACCAGGGGGGGAACGAACAGCCTGAAATGCAGGTTTCAAAAAAGAGCGGCCCGCCACCGCGCCCCAAAGATTGGGATTTCATCATGGAAAATTCCGAGCGCTTTAAACCTTCAATTACGTACCTGAGCGCCTATAACGGTTTCGTTGTGGATGCGCTTATTGTTTGGACCGATGACGCTAACCGCGTCGTTGACCAGCTTTATAAAGATGACTTGATAGACCTCGGTTATAAGGTCAGCGCTCATAGTTATGGCCTTAAGATAACTAAGGGTGCCTATTCGGCACTTTTTCGCTGGGCACCGCGCCATGATTCATTTGCAGCAGTACCAGAGCAGACACAGGAGCAGCTCGCAGCAAATTACCGTGTTGCGGTTATTAGGGGCAACGCCCCTGATGTAAGCGAAGCGAAAACGCTTTTTGAAGACCTTGGTCTTCCCTCTGCCAAACCGCTTTTTAAAGGCCGCGTTTCATGCGCCATTCGCGCCAGCGAATGCCGCATGAAAACCGGCCCTTGGTAATTTACGGAATCTGCGGTTGAAAAAACTCTGGATCTCTTGCGGGACGTGGAATTCTACTTTACAGTTAATACCGTTAATGACTCACAAAAACAAAAGCCCAGATTCGCAGTCTGGGCTTTTGAACCCCCCGCAAATACTGATTGGCGTCGGTCGCGGGTTAAAGGCTCAAATGGATAATAGCAAACCTTTTAAACCTGTTCAAAGTCTAAGTTCTGACCTGTATTTATATCAGGACTATGCCCAGCGCTGCTTGCCACCAAATCACAGGGTGCAGGTCTGTCAGAATGTCCCTGATTATTATTCCCAGATAAACGGCACTCACGGCGGCGTATCTCAAAAAGATGATGGTAACCATATCCTTCACGGTTTTGGTTCTTGCGGTGACGTTCGCGGCTGTCCTGTCTGCGGTAACAAAGTAGGTGTTCAGCGTGCTGAAGAAGTTAAGGCCGTTTTGCGTTGGCATCGAAAGGAAAATAACGGGATTGCCGTTCTCGTTACTTATACCTGCCGCCATAAGTCACAATCCGATCTAAAAGAAATTTCTAAGGCTCTAGCCGCTGCCAAGCGTGATTTTTCCAGTTATACCGCTGTTAAAAATTTAAAATTGTTGCTCGGGTATAAAAACTTAGTTTCTGCCAGAGACATGACACACAGTTTTATTAATGGATATCACCCGCATTACCATGATATCTGGTTAGTCGGTGGTGATTTTTATAAGCCTGGTTACATTGATACTTTGCCAGATAAATTACGCAAATTTGCGTTTAAACATGAACTGGTAAATGACCAGCGCGGTCTTTGTATTGACGCTATTAAATTGTTTCTTGCTTCTCAATGGATTATTGCCAGTGTAAAAAATGCTTTATCAGCTCCGACTGTTGAACGCGGTTTTGATATTAAATATCGCGAAAAAGACGGATCTGATGCGGTTGGTTCATATCTTGTTAAATGGGCCTACGAGTTGACAACTCCAAATAAAAAAGTTGGTCGCAAAGACTCAAAAACACCCCTTCAAATTCTCGCTTTAACTCATAACGAAAATGGCGAGTTTAACTATTACTATGCAAAGATTTTCAGGGATTACGTTCTAGCGTTCGCCGGTACTGCCTCTATTTATTTTGGCAAAGGCTTAAAAGCTGCGGCTGGCATAGAAGATTTGACCGATGAACAGATCGCAGATATGCCAGCTAAAAAGCCAATTAGAGAATTTACTCACACAGAGCGTTTAGCTGTCGTTTACTATCGCGCCAAACGTAAAATAATTTGGTATTACGATAATTATAATAATGTTGTGGCTGAGTCTTACTTAGAAGAAATAACTAGCCAATATATAAAACAAAAGAATTCTGAAATAAAGATGCGTTGGCATCTTAAGAAAAGAATAGCAGAATCATCAGCTCAGATTATTACTGAGTTATTCATTCAACAATTAGAAAAGGATAAAGCAGCATGAAAGATTATGTTTTAGATTCAGAAAGTGAAATTGAGTGCATTTGCGCAACATGCCATAGCACCGGCTCTTTTACTGTTTCAGTTACATTTATGTCTGTTCATTTACTTTGCAAGGAGTGTGAATCTTTATACACATTGAATACCTGTTCATTGTTGAAAGACCCATATAAAGATATTGACGATTCCGGATTGTTGATTGACATTAAAAAAACGGGCTAATTAGCCCGTTCTTTCTTCCAGCGCCTTTTCGCAGCCCCTTTTTTTATTCTGTCTGGGTACATCAAAAAACGCTCGAAATCTCTTTCAGTCATTTTGTATTTGTTCGCTAATTCCCTCAGTGGGTTTTGGTGGCTCATCTCCTGAACTCCTTTTGTGTGCCAACACTAAACGCGCCAAAATTTCCGCAACTGTTACTGCTCTATTTTCGTTAACACTGGCCTGTCTAGACCAACGCAAAACCGTTTCGTTGTCAGTTCTAGTTATTGCTGCTCTTGTTACTGCCATTCCGCCTGCTCCAAAAAATTACAGTTAACGACTTTACAACCGTTAAAACTGTTATTATCGTTAACGCTGTTTAATGCAAAAACGGCGTTCACTATTTAAAAGGTGTTAATCATGCAAATCAAGTTTAACGTGTCGGCGGTCAAAAGCGGAAGTTTTACCAATGATGAACAACAGGTTGTTAACTATGGCTATGTCTATGCTGTAGGTGATTTTAAAGACCAGACCAATACTGAAAATTTTGTTACTGGTCTTCAGATGATGAAATTCCGCTGTCCTGATAAAGCTACTGCAGGAGCGATCAGGCTGGCACTTTTAAAAGCTCAAAAGCCAGTCGAACTTGTTCTCGATGTGGATTTCACCACTAAAGAAGGACAGGTTTCAGTCCCTACAATTTCCGGAATTGTTCAGTAATGGCTATCTGTGCGTTGCCTGATTCATCCGGTGTGCTTCATCTCGTAGATGTGCCAACACTCGCCGAATGCACTGGTTATGTGCTGGTAACGCCTGACGATAAAATTGCGTTCCTTGAACGCATTTTTGACCCTGCGTTTTTAAGTCCTGCCGACTACGAAACGCTTTTCACACTTGGCCTATCAACTCCAGTTCTTGCCTATCTGGTGTCGTGGGCCTTTCAAACCGTTATTTCATTTATTTCTAAGGATTGACCATGAAAAAGTCTAACGTTTTTGTTGCCGTTTTGGCGGTGATGTCTGCCGGTAACGCTTTCGCTGCTGGCCCTGATATGTCCGGTTTAACTGGTGCTGTTGATGCCGGTACTATCGTCGCTGCAATTTCCGCAATTGCTGCAATCAAAATCCTGCCTGGTGTTGCCAAGTGGGGTTACAACAAAGTTATCGGCTGGTTTAAGTAATCAGTCGGTTCACTTGCAAAGGGGCTTCGGCCCCTTTTTTGGATCTGGGGGTTTTATGTTCTGGGGCTTGATCGCTGTACTAATTGGGGTGGTAACTGGTTATGCAATTATCGCAGGTTTTAAATCGTCTTAAATCCGCAGCTGCTTGGCTCGGTCGAAAGTTCTTTCAGCTGACTAAATTCGCTGTCACTAACCCGATAGGGTTTATCTGGTCATGCATAAAGGCGTACATAGCTGTACTCGTTTGGGTTCTCATATTCGCTTTTGCTTGTGGCGTCGAGGCTCAGGAATCAGTCCCCGCAAAGCTAACCGGAGTAACTCTGTGTTCCGGTTACAAAGATAAGCATTTCACCATTAACGGCCACGTTACCAACTGGGATTGCGCTGTTGAATCAAACAAACGCTTTCGCGGTGAAAAAATGGCAGACGTCAATGCCGGACGTCCTTGCCCTTCTGGCGTTGTTTCAACGATGGAAAATGGTTGGATGGTCCAAGATAAAGCGCCATTTGAAGGTGGCTGTATAGACTATGGCGCCCCATATGCTATGGGTGTTGGCTCTAGCGTTTTGGAGCACAAAGAAGACTATGTATGCCCTCCAGAGGGTCCCGCATGGACCAAATTCACAAAACTTGGCGAAAATGCCACCGGTCAAAAAGTCTGTTCACAACCAGAGCCTACAGATAGCGGTTGCTGGTCTGGTGCTAACGCTCCAGCTGCGCCTCTTATTCAATTCTCTAGCGCCCACGCCGGTCAATCTCTGATTTCCGTCACCGGTGATAATGTCAAAACGTGTCCTTGGAAAGCGAAAGGACCAAACGGCATTTTCGAGCCAGATGTAGGCAATCCGAATTCATGCATGGAAGACCCGCCACCGCCTGATGCCAATCCTGATACGCCTGATACTTGTGTCACCGGCGGCAATGGCATGAAAGTATGCCCAGACGATCCGAACAGCAATTGCAAGCCCGGTCAATCGGGGTCAGTCGGTGGTCAAGCTGGCGTGATACTCACCTGCAAATCCGGTTGCGGGTTTTTCAATGGCAAATTCATGTGTTTTACAGATCCGCAAATTCCTAATTTGCCAGATTTACCTGATACGCCTCCGCCGGATGACAACATCACAAACCCTGACAAGGCTTTGCCCGATATGCTCAAAAAGGATTTTAAGGACGTTCAAAAAGGTGTTGAAAGTCGCTTGGATGGCTTAACACAGTTAATGGCCAATCAGAATCAGCTATCTAAACAGGACATTGACAGCCAGAAGAAAAGCAACGATTTCAGCAATCAGCTGCTGAACAGCATTAACCAGAATACGGCTAATACCGTCGCGGAACTGAAGAAACTCAACGAGGGCGATACCGGTGAAAGTCCAAAACCTGAAAAATCAGAGATTGATTTGGGTGAAAAGAATGATTGGTCTTCTCGCAATTTTGGCACCGTTCTAACAGCAGCTAAGGACACCATTTTGCAACAGCCTGTATTTGAGGCTGCAGCCCGATTTTTTACCGTTAGTTTTTCCGGTGCCTGTCCAACTTGGTCTGTTAACGTCTGGGGTTTTTCAATCGTTATCGACCAATTATGCAGCGAAGTTTTCCAACAAATACTGCCTTGGAT